GGAATGGTAAAGAAGATATTCTCCCTTTTCACGTTGAAGGAAATAAGCGACAGAATAATCAAGGCTCAGTTTTTTAGCGGATGGGATAGTTCTGAAAAGCAAATAGACCAGAATGTCCAAATCAATGAGAAGGCTTTGGATTTTTTGCAGGAACATACTTTTGATAATATAAAAGGCATGACAGAAGAGATAGCCAATGACTTGAAGGCAGAGTTAGAAAGAGGAATCATAAATGGCGAGGGAATCCCTAAGCTCAAGGAAAGGGTTGAAGGTGTTTTTGATGTAGGTGAGAATCGTGCAGAGATGATCGCACGTACAGAGACAAACCGGGCAGAGAACAATGGGAAATTACTTGCAATGAAAGCATCAGGATTGCCTTACAACAAGAAATGGGTTGCAGCTATGGATGAAAGGACTTCTCAACTTTGCAAACATTTGGATGGACAAGTGGTAGATCTAAATGAGAATTTTAAGCATAGTGGTTGGTCAGGCCAGGCTCCTCCGGCACACGTTAACTGCAGAAGTTCATTGGTTTTTATCAGTAAAGAGGAATAATTATATTTCTGAATATTCGCAATTAGATTTTTAAATCTTTTTGGTTTTACTTACTTATGAACCCTGAAGCAAGCTTCACTTTTACGACTCCCTTGAACGTTAATTTGGTAGAGATCAAGGGGGAAGAGCACCTCTTTGTTGAGGGAGATATTTCTACAAACGACATTGACATGGTGGATGATATTATGACAAAGAACTGCCAGGAGTCAATGCAAAAACAGATCCTTGAAAGGAACATGAAGCTGGACATTGAGCACGCGTCATTCAAAGGGAAGACTCATGAGGAAAAAGAGATTAACAAAACAAAGATTCCTGCAGGAAAACTGATTGATTCGATGGTCAAGGAAATGGGAAGGGAAAGATTTTCTACGAGGGTCAAGGGAGAGATAAACAGATTCCATCCTGATTACAAAAATATCAAGGGAAATCTTTTGGAGAAATATTTGGATGCTTTCTCGGTTGCTTTCTTGCCTATTGATATTACACATGAGACCAGAAAAGAAAAAAAAGTAAGGCTGTTGAATGATGTTCTTTTATTGAACGTGGCCTTGACTGGAAATCCCTGCAATACAAAAGCACAAATAATCGAGATAGTCACAAAGTCCCTGGACGCGGTCGAGGATTACAAAAAATTGAAAGAGTTAGATCCGGACATAGAAAAGCAATTAATTGTAAAAAATAAAGAGAGCAAAGAGAATCCACTTAGTTATATTTTCAACAAAATTATGGCAGGCAAACTGCTTGACAAAAAAGAGGTAAGATTATTGAAGGCTGCATTGGATGTAGCAGACAACAAAGGAACACAGGCCACATTGGCAAAAGAATTATTCGACAAGATTGTAAATGGAGTAAAACTAAGCTTCAAAGACTATTATATTTTCAGGGAATTAATCGAGATAGATTATCCTGAGGATCAAGAAAGCCCGGTAATGTTGGCCGGCAAATCACGTTCAACTTCCCCTAAGGGAAGGAAGCAATTAAATTTCGAAAATTCTAATAAGATGACAGAGAAAGAAGACCCTAACAAAGAACCTGGCCAAGATCCTGGCGAAGGCGAAGGAGAAGGCGAAGGTGAAGAAGATGCTGGAGAAGGAGAAGGCGAGGGAACTGAGTCTGGGGATGCTGAACAAAAAGCTATGCTTAAATCTGTAACTGAAGAAATGAAAGCCTTGTCAGAGAAATATGCAGTGGTTGAAAAAGAAAATGTTGAATTGAAAGAAGCTGTGGGAGAAATCTCAAAGAGTCTTGCAAAGATAACAGAAGCTTTGGCTAAACCGGTACATAAGTCTCCAGGGACTTCACCTACAGACGCAGAGAATAAAGCAAATGCTGGTGAAGCGAAATCTGTTGATCCTTTAGATCTTTGCGAGTAAGATGAAAACTGCATTTACAGGAATAGTTGACGAAGGAATGGATGCGCAAGAAGCGTATTACAAATCTTTTGGAAACTTGAAAAGTAAGACAAAGTATTGGGACCCAGTTAGCGGAATTGATTTAAGAAAGGAAGCTGGATTCAAAGCAACAACTACAACTTCTGGCGGAGCAGGAACTGCAGGATATGCACAAATCCCTGTTTACTTATCTCCTTTGGTCGTAGACCAATCGAGAAAAAGAACCCCATTAGTTGAGTTAATTCCTAGAGTTACAAACTTAGGAATGTACGCTGACTACAACATTATAACTGCAAAAGGGGCAGGATTTACAGCATTGGAAGATGCTGCATTTGCTGAGACTGACGACACAATTGACAGACAATCAGTTGCAATCAAGTTCCTTTATTCAGTTGGAAGAGTTACAGGCCCATCGCAAGCTGCACAGCCTGCGTTTATCCTTGAAGGTTTCCAGGGAGCTGGATCCGGACTAGGAGGAAGTGCTTTTGCAAATGTTGCGGCGCCTAATGCTATGCAATTTAGAATCTTGACTGCTGCAAAGGCTATAAAGGAATTGGAAGAGAGTTTGATAGTTAATGGTGATGCTACTACTGGTGATACATCTGAGTTCTCTGGAATTGTAAAATTACAGAGCACTACAAATGTTGTAGATCTAGATGGTGGAGCTTTGGCGTGGGATGATATCGAGAAAGCGGTTCAATATGCATTTGACGATGGAGGAATTGTCAAGTTAGCAGTTGGATCAAGCGCTGCGATTAGAGATGCTAGAAAGATTATATTGGATACATTCCGATATAGTCCAAGTGACGTCCCTGGCGGAGTATTGCCTTTCGGTGTGCCGTCTGCTGTATTACTTCAAACAATGGTAGGACCAGTTCCGTTGATCCCATCAATGTATTTGGTTAATACTTCAGGTGCAAAATCAATCTACTTCCTTGACACAGATTTCATCGAGATGAGAGTTCTTCAAGATATGACTTATGAGAGACTAGGAAAAGGAAACGATTCAGATAAGTTCTTCTTGAAGATATACGAATGTCTCATCATGAAGAGCACCGGGTTCAATGCATTCATAGACAATATATTGTAAATCCTTTTTTTTATTTTTTAGATTTTAATTTAATTATTATTTTTAGAAAAAATAAAGCCAGGCCACGACGGCTAGATTGTGGTAAATTAGGAGGAAAAAAAATAAGATGGCAGGATTAATTACGCACACAGTATTAGGAGGACCCATAGGTGGAGCTAGCGCTAACCACGGGGCTGGACTTGTGTGGGGATTGTACGAGATGACTTCAACCGTAGCTAGTGATTGGATCATTCTTCCAGAGTTTGAGGAAATTATGTTTGTCTCAGCGAAGGCGATTGCTGCAGGAGCATTAACAGATGAACCTGTGACTATCGACGCTACAGACAAGACAAAACTTGTTTTCACTGGTGGGAATACAGACACTATCAGAGTATTCGTTGTAGGGACTCCTTCAGTTATAACTGACTGAGCCTTCTTTTAAAGTAAAATGCCAAAAGAAGGAACAGTAAGCGGAGATTACTACGGAGATAGAATTTATCATGGTAGATGTAGTTTTCCTGGAGGACTGTTAGGTTCAGGTTTGCAAGTTATAAAAGATTCTCAGATTTGGTATGTTGACAAGGGGAAAACAGGACCTGCGGTAAGTGGAGATGGTCTGACTTGGGACAAAGCTTTTTTGACTCTTACAGAAGCAACTGAAGCAGCAGGAGATTATGATATAATTTTCGTAGCGGCTGGATTCTATACAGAGGCAGCAGAGTTAGTAATCACACAAGTGGGATTGAAGATTTTCGGACTCAATTCGTCTGGTAAGACAAGAGGACCTTGTGCTTTGAAAACACCAACAACAGCAGGACCGATGTTGACAATTGCAGTAGACGCAAATGATGTTGAGATTGCAGGGTTGGGATTCGTAGCTACATCAGGACACGAAGCAATTGTATTTGGAGCAGCACTTGGATATGTGTGGAGACCACACATACACGATTGTGCTTTCTTTGGAGACGATGTAGGAACTTATGCAGTAGGTGTATATGGCGCGACTACAACACCAGCAGCAGGAAATTTTCCAGATTGTGCAGAAGCAGTCGTTGAGAATTGTCATTTCTATGCATGGGCAACAGCTTGCACATGTGTATATGGAACAAGAACTTTGGTTAGAAATAACACAATGTTTATTCCAGCAAATGGAAATGGTATAATTCAAGGGTGTGGAAGGCCGTTCAGTGAAGTTTCAGATAACAAAATATTGGGTGTTGCAGATGGAGATACAGGTATTGTAGTTACAGGAGATGATGATGGTTCATGGATTTGTGCTAACAATACTTTTTTGAACTTAGCAACAAACATAACACAAGATGTAAGTAGTGCAGGTGTTGCATCTAACAACTTCATATATCATGCAACTGGAACACCAACATCAATCGATCCATTAGCAGCAGGATAAAATGGCAAGTAAAAAATCTAAGAAAAAAGAAAAACCATTTGTACCAAAGGACGAGACCGATCCAGAGACTATGGCTGTGTTTGACAAGAAGGAAGATCCAGAGAAGGAATAATTATTTTTTTTATTTTTTTCTTGTTTTTTGATTTCGGAAAAAACAAGAAGTCCTCGGACTTTAAATCAATTAAATTAAGGAGAAAAGAAATGTCAAGAATAACAAAGTATAAGATATCGGCAACAATACCTGACGGTGAAACTGGAGCAACAGCTTACAGCATCCCTATAAGAGGGAGGATTCTCGCAGTTGGAGTTGACTATCCTACACATACTTGTGAAGTAGATCTTGATACAGATGGGGAAGCATCAGCACAGAAAATCTTAGATTTGGCTACTGCAACCACAGATGCGACGTATTATCCGAGAACTCCGGTTTGCATTTACACTGGAGCAGAGACAGTACTTTATGCAGATGGCAAGAAAGTGCATGAGCCATTCGTGGTTTATGGAAGGGTCTTGTTGACTGTAGCAGCCGGGACAGCAGGCGAAACTGTATCAGTCTATTTGATGGTAGAGGAGAATTAAATGAAGTTCATCAATCGTGGTGAACCAATCAAAATTCGAATAGGGAAGTTAACAAAATGCCATTGGATCACCGTAAGGAAAAACGAGGTAGTCGAATTATCTCGAAGAGTTGGAAAGAAATACGGACTCGAAGAGCTGAAAACAACTGAGGGCCAGATTGGAGACAAAAAGGTTGAGACAAAGCAAATAGACAATTATACTTCTGACGATTTGTTTTTTAAGGAACTGACAAAAATCAATGGAATAGGGGCCAAGACAGCGAAGGACATAGTTGTATGGGGCACAAAGGAAAAGCTAATCGAGCAAATTAAATTAAATGCAGAACTCCCTTTTAGGGACGACGTGGTCAAAAAGTTGAGGAGAAAATATGGTTAGCGCAATAATATTAGCAAGAGAGAACAGAATTATGATCAATAACATAAAGAAAGATGTTGGTGAGATTAAAAAGAGCGTAAAAGAACTTGTCAATCACTATTCAAAGAGATTGCCTCTTTGGGCATCAATCTTATTTACAATATTGGGGGCCCTAGTCACTGGCCTGATAGTGGCTGCGGTAAAATAAAATGGGAACTTATGTAACAATAGCCAGCGTGAGAAGGACTTGCGGAATCGGGTCCTCGGAGATATCTGATGATGACGTGGAAGACACAATCACAGAAATTGAAAAGCAAGTGCCAAGATTTTTCAACACGGTTTATACTCCAACTGAGAGAATAGATATCCTTAACGGGGACGGCACAAACAGATTGCTCCTGGACAAGAATCCACTGTTGAGTGTCAGGGAATTAAAAATAGAAGGCACAACAGAGGATCCTGCAAACCTGGAGATTTACAAAGATTCAGGTTATATTTTCTTGGGAGAGAGTGCGGACACTTCCAAGTTCATCAACAAAAGAAATGTTATTGTAGTAAAATATATTCATGGAACAGTCGAGGACAGCTCAACAAGTTCAACTACAAGTGCGGCAGAGGTTGCAGGTACAGACGTGAGTATTGCCTTAGCATCAATTGAGGGATTTGCAGATAAGGATTGGGTTGAGATTTACGGAATGGATGGAAAAAGAGAGGTTGCCCAGATTAACGCAACCCCGGGAGCAGGAGCAATAGTAGTTGACAAATTGGTCCTTGCGCACGAGTCAGGAAGCACAGTTGTGAAATTGGAGATAAGCGAGAACTTCAAGAAATTGATGAATATTATTACAAGCATAGCGTTGGTCGCGAGAATTGTCGGGGAGTCTTACAAGGACACTGTTGGATATTCATTGGGGGAATTGCAGGTTCAAAAGGGTGAGCCATACACACAATGGAGGGAAACAGCTCTTCAACTTGTCAGGGAGAGGGACCTGATGTTTTCAAGAATAGGAATAAGACCTTACATAATATGAAATGGAAAAAAACAATAACAATTTTGATGGCCCTGATAATTTCTGTAACGGCCTTGGGCCTAGCAAGCGCTTATGACTTTGATCCTGGAAGGGACATAAATCTTAGAGATATTTATAACATAAAGAATGTAGTTGGTGGGGACTTTGCGTGCATTAACTTGTCAGGTGACTATCGTTGTGAATGGCCGTCAGAGCCAGGGGGACTGATCCGGCACAATGATCTTGCAAGCATACAAGGGGGAACCGAGACAGAGAGGTATCATGTAAATGCGTCGATTTACAACAAAATAGTTTCCTTTGTTTTTTCCTGGATCACTGCGGACTACTTCGACCAGGATCTGAACACCACGGACGACGTCACCTTTAGGAATCTTACAGTGAATAATATTACTGCAAATGAAATCACAGCAGACCATTATTATGGGCAGCCAATCGATGGCTCGATAGGATCGGGAATTATTTATTCTTCTCAGCACAAATCAGACGGCACAATCAACGTGACTGATGAGGGAGGGTTAAACGTTAAATATCCAAACCTGAAAGCGAGGGTTTGGAATCTGGACGGCTCCGCTGTTTATTGTGATGTTTCAGGGACGACAAAATCAGTCCCGAATAACAATCACACTGTTTATTATGTGAATAGTTCTTGCGATGTCGCGAGTGATACATGGGAGAATTACTTTGACCAGGACATAAACCCTGCAACCTACAAGAGAATTTTTGATGTTTATACAGTAGATGGAGACATCGAATTGCTGAAAAGCAGTTCTATAGAAGGAGTGGATGTAAGGAAAACAAGATGGTTGAATGTTAATTGCGGGGCTGAAGGACACTTGGCTATCTGTGAGGGAATGAATATCCAGGAGAACACTTTTCCTTATTTCAATCAAACCTCAGGAAGTTTCAGATACATAAACACCCAGCACACAGCGCAAGCAAGGAACACAGAAGAAGACGGAATTCACATCGTAACAGAATCTGACGGAAGCCATACAGCAGACACAGGAATCAACTTGACGCACTGCGATGACGGATCCGGACTGGCTGAATGTTCAAATAATAAATTTAGGAGATATGTGATTTATTCAATAGGAATCAACGCAGGAACCTTGGTTCATCAGTTGGCTCCCTTGGATTCTGAAACATATTCGAACATTGGAAATTGCATGGACACAGAAAAAAATCCGATAAGTTATGTTCTCCCATCAGACGAAAATGGTGTTGCAGTTGTGCATCACATTTATTGCGGGAAAAGAGATGACTCAGGATGGACAGGAGCCTGGATGGATTTGAGGGCAGGGGTAAGAGGCATTGGAGTCTCCCAGGACCTTTCAATATTCTTGACAACGGACGGAGAGAGGCCCCTTACAGCAAACTGGGATGCAGGATTGTTCAATATCACGGCGCACTGGTTCAAGGGACTTTTCAATTGGACAGAAAACTCTATTTACTTGTCCTTTGATGGGGAGACACTTAGTTTCAGCGAAGCCCAATTGAACACTACAATAGACGCAAGAGCGGGACTTTATTATGCAGGAGGAGAGTATCTTTACTTGAACGCAAGCAGTTATTTCTTTTTGAATGAGACAAAACTTAATAGTACAATCGACTCAAGGACAGTCGCGGCAGAGGAGGATCCTTACTGGAGTTCTAATTATTCTGCTTACAATTCAACATGGAGCTCGACTTACAACTCTACTTATGACACCTGGGCATACAATCAAACCATTCCTGCAATTACTTACGCGGACGACACTTTCATAACGTTAGCTGATGAGGGAAACCTCGACGTGAACAGGTCTGATTTTTGGGACGACCTGGATTCTCCGTCAGACATAACAAATTTGGTTGACTCGCAGATATCAAACTTGTTGACTATAAATGCAAGCGGGGCAGTCACTTGGGCTGCGCTTACTGATTATCCTGCCACTTGCTCGGGGTCGCAGTACATCTCAGCGATTGGAGACACAATCACTTGCAGCGCGATCAGCATAACAGAAGATCAAGTTTCAGACTTGCAAAGCTATCTTACTGCAGAATCAGATCCTTTATGGACAGGAAACCAATCATTGTATTATCTTAAATCCAATCCGTTTAGTTTTTATAATGTGACGAGTTTTCCAGACAGTTATCTTTTGAACACAGGAGACACAGCTTCGGGAACTTATAATTTTGATTCTAACACTTTGGTTGTTAATTCAGCAACTCATAGAGTAGGAATAGGAACAGCGAGTCCAAGTGCAAAGTTGGATGTTGAGGGAGATATTTTGACGAGCACCAGTCTTTCCATCGATGGGTATAAGAGAAAAGTTATCTCGCTTGAAGTGTTAGAGGTTGGTAAGTTCCATAGGATAGAGTGGGTCGGAACAGACGTGTTCATGACTGGAAAAATCAAGGTATCATGGAGCAAAGGTGCACACGAACGAGGATACCAAGAAATAATGATAGGAATTAGGAAAGGTAGTAATCTATATAGCACCACGGTCTTTCACAAAATGGAGATGGGAGTAATGGACGCCTTCTTTCCAGTTGTTGAGGTTAAGCATGACAGCGTAAACAATACAGGTTTTCTACTTGAGCTTACCCCGTATAATGATAGGACTGTGCAGAACCTGAAAGTAGAATTAGAGGGTCAGTTTTCGAATCCTACTAATATAGTTGAGAATGCAGATACAGAGCACTCTTGGGCAGTAATTAATCCGCGGTATGTCTTGGATAAAGATGGAAAAGTAGGGATAGGAACAACAACTCCTCAAAATACATTAAATGTTATTGGCAACGGAAACTTCACTGGGGATTTTTATGTAGGTGACGAACTGAATGTATTGGGAGAAGCAAATTTCAGCAATACAGTCACGGCAGGTTACTTCGTGGGGGACGGATCAGGATTGACGAATATAATACCAATCCCCTTTAACCAGTCATTCAACAGGTCAATATCAAACGTTGTTTATTTGTTTAGTCTGCTGGACACTGTTGTAATAGGGAATACTACCGTAGCTCACACTAATGAAAGATTCGAGGTATATGAAAATGCCACCGATGTGGCAATAGCGATCCACGAGGATTTTGGGACCCACGATGCTACACTTCTTTTAAGGAGGGGGGGTGACGACTGGCAGATAACGCACAACCAGAACCTTTCATTTGAATTCGAGGAAGACCCAAGACTCGTGATAACACAGGGAGGCAATGTAGGAATAAACACTTCAACCCCAAAGAATCTTTTAAATGTTTTAGGGGATGGGAATTTTACAGGAAATCTGTATATGAATGAAAATTTAGTTTATACTTCCGACAATCCTGCTAATTATTGGAACAATACTTATGCAACTTTTAATAAGACTTATGCAGATGCTTTGTATTCTACAATTGATGAGCCTCTTTGGACAGGCAATCAATCCTCTTATTGGAAAACAAGCTTGGACTTAGATGGTTTTATATCCACTGATGAAATCACTGAACTTAAAATAGATTTTAACACAGTTTGCGGTGCAGGAAATCATTTGTATGTTTCTGGGAATAACTTGGCTTGCGAGGCTGATGATGATACAACTTACACAGCAGGAGACCATCTGACTTTGACAGGAACAGATTTTGATGTAGATGATGATTTTTTATTGAACACAGGAGATACAATAACAGGACAATTAATAGTTGATGTTGATACTACAGGAATTTATGCTTTAGAGGTTGACCAAGACCATGCAACAGGACATGGTGTAAGAATTAATATTGATGGAGAAACAAGTAGCCAAGTTGGTTTAAAAGTTGAAACTGCAACAAAAACATTATTACAAGTAAAAGCTGATGGAAGTGTAGGAATAGGAACAGTGAGTCCTGATGAAAAGTTGGAAGTGGCGGGAAGAGTTAAAATTACAGGTGTTGATGGAGGAATAACAATCCCTTCTTTTATAGTGTCTCCTTCGCTTTCTCACGCAAGGATTGTAGTTGAGAGCGATGCTAATAAAGAAGCG